CCTTCCATGCCGCTCATCCTTGACACAAAGCTAATCTGCCTGTACATCCAATTGATGTCTTCAGTTGACCATTCGCTAAATGGCTTAGAGCGCATTCTTAGAATTGCTCGGGCGGAACCTCGCCCAGTTTTAATGTTGCCTGCAGCTTTAGCCTCTTTTGGGCTTAAACCTGCCTTGCGACCTTCTTCACTATCGAGGAATTTTTCAAGCGTTTTAGTCTGTAAGTTGACAAGCTGTTTCCATCTGATGTAATCCTTTTTGACTTGCGCTTCGTCTCTTGATTCAAAAAGTTCTGAAATTTTCATAATGTCCCAAATGCAGTTTAACCAGCATTCATTTTAAATCGGTTAAAATTCCTCCATAGACTGTACCAATTCCGTCAAGAGATTTTAAATTCGGGTTTTTTAAAGCATCAAAATGCCCACCGACTTCTCTAGGTGCACCTTGTAAGGATGTTAATTGGTTATGAGAGCAATCAAAATTCCCAACTATCTCTCTAGGTGCACCTTGTAAGGATGTTAATTCGTTGCTATAGCACGAAAAATTCCCGCCAACTTCCAAAGGTGCACCTTTTAAAGAAGTTAATTTGTTGCCAGCGCACAAAAAATCCCCACCAACTTCTCTAGGTGCGCCCTTTAAAGAAGTTAATCGACTATTATAGCAATTAAAACGCCCGCTGACTTTGCCGAAATTGACAGGAATTGAAACCAACTTCTTGTTGTTGAATAAAACTACATCTCCGTCTACATCAACGGACAAGTCGCCGTTGATTGTGTAATTTTCGATATTGTGTTTCTTAAGAACAATTTCAACCTCTTCTTTAGAAGTAGGAAATTGTGAAGTCATGTTTTCGAGTAGTTGTAGTAGTTTCATGGGGTCCCCCAAATTTTGGTAATCTTAATATTTATACCAGCCGCACAAAAGTCAGTGGGTACTAGCCAAAGTTTGTGGTATAATTCACCATAATCTCATAAGTCCGATGAAGGGGAAATTTAAATGGGATATGACAAGGGTATTATTGAATTAGTTAGAACGGACTTAGCCTAGAGCCGTAGGAGGTCTTGTTTCAGCGCTTTTTAAAGCAGGCCCAAGTCCAAGTTTCATAATGCGCTTCTAAAGCATAAATATCCATTTAACGGATTAATGGGGCAATTTATGCTGACACATGAACTTATTGAAATGGCTAAGCCATTAGAATCACATCGGGAAATAGTTTACTATCACGGCACTTCATCAGAAGAAGCTGGCATATCCATTCTAAAAAATGGAATTGAGCCTGGCAATGTGGTAATGCCTAATAGGTCGCCATCTAAAAAACCAAACCTCGTCCCTGTTAGTGGTAAAGTGTATATAACCCCTGATATAGGCTACGCCCAAATATACGCGTTGGGAGGTGATGTTGCAGGGTCTAAAAGCATGGCTTTACGATGGAAAGAAAAGAATTGGTTACCTTTTTATTATTAGCGGCAAAGATTTAGTCGATATTCAACCCGATGAAGATAGCATCGGGGAAATGATCTTTAAACTAGCAACCGGAAAACAGTTTGAAAATAAACTTCAATGGCTTTACGGTTTAGCCAGAAGGAAGCTAACAGATAAACAATGGGCAAAGCTCATTGGCGGTGAGTATGTCATGTTTGCCCATGCTGGCAAAAAGCTTCTGCCGTTAATGACAGATGAACAAAAACTCCAACTTATTTCTCTAGGAGCACATGTTGCCCACACTGGGAAATTAATCCCTTCTGCAGCTTACAAAATAGACGGGTACAAAATTGAGCTGCTCAAACGCGACGGGTCAAATTTCTTTGACGTTGCAGAAAAGGTAAGATAACTTTTTGATCACTTTATTGGTAAAATCTAATTTTCAACTTTTTAAAAATTTATGACACAGCAAAAGAATAAAAGCTTAGAACAAAAATATCGAAAACTAAACGAAGTTGAACACGTTCTAACTCGACCCGGTCGATATATTGGGGCGATCACTCCTCATACTGAAAACGCATTTACATATGACCCTTTGACTAAGAGGATGTTAAAACGCGAAGTAACATATAATCCAGGCTTCATTAAGCTGTTTGATGAAGTCATTTCTAATTCAGTAGATCATTCTAAGCGTCCAGAGGGGAAAGGCCTCGATACGATTCGAGTTGATGTAAATCAGGAAGAAGGATCTATCAGCATTTTCGATAATGGTGGAATTCCCGTTATCAAGCATGCAGAATACGGCCAATGGATTCCAGAAATGATTTTTGAACTGCGTGCTGGTTCAAATTTTGATGATAGCGATGAATCGATGCTCACGGGGCAGAATGGTGAGGGCTCGGCACTTTCATGCATCTTTTCAACAAAGTTCATCGTTGAAACATGCGACAGCAAAAACAAATTTAAAATGGTGTTTACTGAAAATTCGCAAAGTCGGTCTTCTGCAAAAATTACTCCTGCGGCCGATTCTAAGGGTTATACGCGAATTACATATTACCCTGATTGGGTACGTTTGGGAACCACTTTAACAGATGATAACATGGCAATGCTACAAAAGCGTGTAGCTGATGTTGCAGGTTTAAATCCCCATCTAAAAGTGTATTGGAATGGGGAACGAATTCCGACTAAAAGTTTCAAAGATTATATCGAAATGTATATTCCTGAAGGCGAGGACTATGCGTATGATGAAACTGAACATTGGAAAATTGCAGTTGCTAGTTCTGAAGACGGATTCCAGCAGATTTCATTTGTGAACGGAACTAATACGAAATCCGGCGGGACCCATGTCATGTATACCGGAATGCAGATTTGGGAACGAATTCGAGAGCATATAAAGAAGAAGTTCAAAACGGATATTAAACCATCCGAATTGCGTCAGCATATGACATTGTTTATTGATTGCTCTATTGTCAATCCTCGCTATTCTAGTCAAACCAAAGATGATCTAATCACAGAAGTAAAAGACTACAAAACAAGTTGGGCAGTTCCAGACAAGATGATCAGCAAAATTATCAAGTCGAGTATTATTCAGAATATTTTGGACTGGGCTGCAGCTAAGCAGCATCAAGAAGAAATGAAGGAACTTCGCAAGCTGAATAAAGATGTAGAGAAGACAAATTATCGCCGAGTAAATAAATTTTGCGATGCACTGGAAAAGAAAGATCGATATCGTTGTAATTTGATGCTGGCGGAGGGGGATTCGGCCGCAAAAAGCTTGTTTGCAGCGCGTGGCAAAACTCCCTACATCGGAACATACCCCCTGCGAGGAAAGCTTCTTAATGTACGCCAAAAGGAGATTGCCCGCGTTCTTGGGCTTGACAAGAAAAAAGAAGGTAAGACTGAACCTAATGAAATTCAAAAAATTCTCACTATTATTGGATTAAAAATAGGAGAAAAAGTAGAAACTGAACCAATGCCAGACGGCGAATGGGTTGAAATCGAAATTAATGGGGTGAAGAAGTTGGTAAACGAGAATGATTCTATTGAAGTGGATGGAGCACTAGTTAAAATCAGTTCGCTGTTATAATAGTATTAAGAATTTTTAGGGGTAAAATATGCAAATCAAAGTTACATCACGGAATCTCAAGCCTACAGCAACACAAATGGCAGGTTATAAACAAACTAAGGGTGTAAGTCGCTGTCGTGCACCAAAACTTAATTTTGGTAAGGTCATTTTCGCAACGGATTCCGATGTAGATGGTTAGCTTCGGCTAACCATCTACATACTTAAAATATATTAGGATTTTTGGCGCACATATTTCAGGTCTCCTTATGAATTTGTTTGACAAATTCTGGCCAGAATTATTTGACATGGGTTTCGTTCATATCCTTAGAACCCCTGTCGTAAAAGTTACCTTAAAGGACAAAAGCGTATTAGAATTCTTTACTGAGCGAGAATTTAAAGACTGGTCAGAAACAACCGGTTCAAAAAATAAAGGATGGTCTCATCGTTACTATAAGGGGTTAGGAACTACTAAGACTGTAGATTTTATCCCTTACATGGAAAATCCAGATAAGTACCTGTTTCAGATCACAATGGATGATCCAGAAGATCGAGAATCTATTGACCTCGCATTTAGCGGCGATCGCGCAGATGATCGCAAAGCTTGGTTGGAAACTCCAGCTGGAAATTTTGAAGATTTTGTTTCGCAACCAAAGAAATAAATTCTCACGGCTTTAGGAACAACGCAATTCCAAAGCCGGTTCATCTTTCTCTTGCGCAAAAGTGTTCATAAGGGACACATCTAATCCAATAGATTTTGTTTTCATTATCTAGCATCGGGATTAAAATCAATAAAAAGGAAATCAAATGGTTGCCAAACCGAAACCCCAATCTTCTGGAATTCGTAGAATTGCTGCGAGGAATTTCGTTAACACCGCTTTTAAAGAATTTTCGCTTTATGACAACGTTCGGAGCATTCCGAAATTGACTGATGGCTTAAAGCCAAGCCAGCGTAAAGCTATTCACGGGACCCAAGTTCGTGGTGAAAATGCCGGTTTACTTTCAGTCGAACGGCTTTCTGCACATTGTGCTGCGTCGACTGACTACCATCACGGGGTAGGGTCGATGCAATCGACTATTATCGGCTTAGCAAATAAGTATGCTGGCTCCAATAATATGAATCTGTTTGAACCTGAAGGCCAATTTGGTTCGCGACTCACTGCTGACCCAGCAGCTGCACGATATATCGAGACCAAGCTGACACCTTATTTCCGAATGCTATTCCCTAAGGCAGATGATTGCATTCTCGAATACAATCAGACAGATGGTGAGAAAATTGAGCCAGTAACTTATTTGCCCCTGTTGCCTATTACATTAGTCAATGGAGCGCAAGGAACAGGTACTGGTCACGCTTGTTTGGTTATGGCTTATAACCCTAAAGAAATCGCTGCAGCGTGTCTGGCGGTCTTACAGGGCAAAAACCTGACTAACGGGGGTTTAACGCCCTGGTATAAGGGGTTTAAAGGCTCCATCGAACGCAATCAGATTAATGGTCAAGTCGTTGTCACCGGTAAAATGGAAGTAGTAAATACTACCACTATCAAAATCAGTGAATTGCCAATCGGCGTTTATCTTGACCAGTATAAAGAACATCTTAATAAGCTTGAGGATGAGGAATTCATTAAGGACTATGAAGATCGTTCAACTGAAGATGGTTTCGATTTTACTGTCATAGTCCCACGAACAACTTCTGCATTACCTCTTGAAGAGCTGTACAAGAAATTTAAATTGGTTGCTCGTGACACAGAAAACTTTACGCTGTGGGGCATTGACGGGATCCTTCGACGAATGCAATATGCTGAAGAAGTTGTCAATGAATTCGTAACTTGGCGCAGTTCAATGTTTGAAATCCGTCGACAGAAATTAATCGATGTTGCCAAGGCTGATATTGCGTGGGCATCTGAACGGATTAGATTTATCAACTTCTACCTGAAGAATACTAATCTTTTCAAAAATACCGGCAAAAAAGATCTAATAGAACTTCTTATTAGTAACAAGTTTACGGAATATGAGCGGCTACTTGCCATGAGCATTTGGAATCTGACTAAAGACAAAATAAGCGAACTAGAAAAAGAGCTGCTCGGGTTTAAAGACCATTTAGCTTCACTTGAAAAAGACACTGCTGACAAAATGTATTCACGCGAATTAAAGGCCCTTGTATCAAGCCTTGTGGACTTCTGAAATGAAAAATTATTATCGAATTCTAGGCATTGAAAAGGATGCGACCGCAGATGAAATTAAAGCGGCGTATCGCAAACTAGCAAGTAAACATCACCCTGATAAAGGCGGTGATGCTGAAACCTTTAAGGAGATTTCAGAAGCTTATGAAAGTTTAACGGCAAAGCCGCGACAATCTCGTAATGCATTCCCCGCCTTTACTACTGGAATGCGGGTAAAGATAACAGCGCTTGAAGCTTTTACGGGATGTGCTAAAAAGATTCAAATTGGTTCTTCGCGAATCGAGAGCATTCAAATCCCCGCAGGGGCTAGACAAAATGAACTTTTGCCGCCGTTTGAATGTGATAACACGCTTTTCTGGATAACAGTAGAAATTGATGACCCAGAGTTCGAAGTCGACCCCAATCAAATCGGCAATATCTATTCAAACATTGAAGTTTCGCCTTTTATGATGATGTCAGGAGGTTTTACACACTTTAAGACGGTTGATGGGGCAACCATGCAAGTTCGTATTCCATCTGGCATAAAGCCTCTTACTTTGTTAAAGGTGAAAGGTCGTGGGCTCTGGAAGGATTCGCGAACTGTTTCAAGGGGAGATTGTTTACTGCGTGTGGTGCCAAATGTATTAAAGCCACACGAATACAGTCAAGAGGAAGTCGATCAATTCCTTAAGGCGCGAGAAGATTTTAAAACACGGGAATAAAAATGCATCAATTAGAAAAAGAATATCTATCCCTATTACAGGACGTTTATACCTCTGGCGACGATGTTATGGATCGGACTGGAGTCGGTACCAGAAAATTATTTGGCCGCCAGATTCGCGGCGATTTGCAAGAAGGTTTTCCACTTTTGACGACTAAGCAGGTTTTTTGGAAACCTGTCGCCGGCGAATTGCTTTGGTTCTTAAGCAGTAGTCGAGACAATAAAGATCTAGCCCTTACTACCTATGGGGATAAGACGCGTTCAACTATCTGGAGCGGCAATGCTAATGGAGCAGGTTTACCCGGCTCTGAAAATGCTTGGCTAAAGAATAAATACCGGCTCGGTGAAGATGATTTGGGTCGAGTTTACGGGTTGCAGTGGAGGCAATGGAGGTCGCATGAAATCGAAAGCTTCGATCATCATATTTCATCTGGTGAAAGCGGGAATACTTACCTTGGGGCAAAGGTAAAAGTTCGCAATATCGATCAAGTTGCAAATATTATTCAGACGATTAAAACTAACCCACAAGATCGTCGGATGATTTTAACAGCGTATAACGTCGGCGAATTAAATCAAATGGCTTTACCTCCGTGTCATATGTTTGCCAATTTTAATGTTAGCGCAAAAGGCCGACTAAACTGTTTAGTCTATATTAGAAGTCAAGACTTGTTTCTAGGGTGCCCGTTCAATATTGCTTCATATGCTCTATTGACGCATATGATTGCGCAAGTTACTAATTTAGAACCGGGTGAATTGATTTTGACAATTGGTGATGCACACATCTACAAAAATCATTTGCCTCAAGTCGAAGAGCAGTTATCTAGAACTATTCTCGAACCCCCAACATTATCAATTAATAAGAGTATCAAAAATATCGATGATTTTAAAATGTCAGACTTTGAAATCATCGGGTATAAACATCATCCAGTAATAAAAGCAACAATGGCGGTTTAAAAATGATAGTAGACATTTCAAAGAATTTATTACATAGTATTCCAAGGAAACTATATAACATTGTATTGGCAAGTCACTTAGCATGTGATACGCCAGAAGATGAAGACCCTCCAGAAACAGAAGAACTGAATCAAGTTTTATCTTCAGGGGAAACTGAGAACGGTTCATGGCATTTAGAACTTGATTCTGGGTGGATTGCTTTTGAGGTTTCAGCGCCTCCATATGGAGAAGGTGAGCCCATTTCCGTGACCCTAGAATGGGACGGCGAGCTAGTCGTTAAGGGGGATACTAATACCTTAGAATTCGCAGTTCACTATATTACCAGTTCTTCCCCGTTACTACTAGATGCAGTGAACAACTTACAATTTTTCACTGACTGCGAAGCTTCGATTTATTCAATGTTTAAATGAATGAAATTTTTCGCCATCTACGGCCGAAAATAGGGACGTGCCCATTTGCTAAGAATGATCCCAAAGGAGGGGTTTCATTCTTAGCAATTCGGCGTGGACAGGTTGCAGATTACTGGGTGTATTTGTGCCCGTTAAATGTGACCTTCTCCCATAAAGCGGCCATTTTCAATCTAAGAAAAAGCAGAGCTGCTGGTGTTATGCCATGGGGAGAAGTAGTATTAGATGGCACTCCGCTAATTGAAAACCTTTGCACATCCGCAGTTTCCCAAAAGGACCTCCACAGCGAAATAGATGTACTAATTGACAAAATAATAAAAACGCATAAATGAAACAAATACAATTTGGGAATTTATTAGACACATCCTTACCAGTCTATAAAGATAACGATTACAACATTATCGTCCACGGGTGCAATGCTCAAGGAGTAATGGGAAGTGGCGTCGCTCTTGGAGTAAAACAGAAATGGCCTGGAGCTTTTGAAGAATACCATGCATTCGTTCGCAATTTTACTGGCTCGCAATCAGAACTATTAGGTAAGGTAATTCCTTATGCTATTGAGGAAGAAAATCTACTAATAGCAAATGCTATTACACAGGTAAATTTCGGTAAGGACGGGAAGAGGTACGTGAGCTACAGCGCAGTAAATACCTCATTCAATTCTATTGCACAAATTGCAAGCGGATTTAGGTCGGTTGCTGTCCACTATCCCCTAATTGGGGCTGGGTTAGGAGGCGGGGATTGGGCCATCATTTCTGACATCATTGATGTGAACATGAATAGGTACCCACACTTAAGTCATTATCTCTGGATCCTAGAATAAAAGAATGCCCCTATTTTAAGGGGCATTTTAGCATTTAAAATAATAAGCGCTAGTAAAGCGCATTCTCGTCAATGTCTAACAGCCTATCAAAAACAGAAAAACAAAGAATCGGCCGCTTATGTTCAGAACTTGTTAGCTTCATTTCCGCTAACATCCCTGTTAAGCAAATTAATGAAACTTCCGCGCATTTAAAAATGCAGCAAACGGGGTTTTACCCAATACGGATTGCGCCAACTTCAAACTGCGATTTATTATCAACGACCAGGGATCTAATTCAATCAGACCTTGCTGCTACATCTGGCATAAAGTTTTGCTCAGTTTGTGCAAAGATGCATTCTTCAAAATTTTCGTCAGTTCTTCTGGAATATTGCGGCGCCAACTTTGGCTTGGTTATTGCTGCAGGAGCAAATAAAGGCGAATCATTTGAGTTAGAACTGTTTAACAGCATGAATGCCTGTCTAAAAGGGGAACATAATTTACTTGGCGAGAGTGCTTTTAAGGCACTGCAGAAAGCAGATTCGACAATACTGTTGCCATCAATTGTTTCTATAGATAGAAGAACAGGTTCAACGAGAAGAAGTTCAAAGCTGAGTAGCGCTGAAATTATTGCCGACATAGTTATTAGCATGCAGAACGACAAAAAGTACATTTCTGTTAAAGATGAAAATGGGTATACTGTTGCAAATTTTGGGATCAGTAAAGCCTTCAATGAAGATCTTTCAGTGAATACTGATTCAGCTGAATGGATTGAATGGATTGCCCCGTTTATGGTCGAACCAGAATTAGTCACGAACGGCCTACGTGAATACAAGCATAGAATCCCAACTGAAGATCGAGATGAACATCTTATAGATGTAAGAACTTCTGAAGCATGTCAACTTGCAATTCGAAAATTGTTTGGTTCAGATTACATCTACTTAAGAAAAACTCGAACCGGATTTGATTCTGTTATTATTGATGAACGCTTTCTATCATCGCTGCTAGAAGACATGGTGATAAAAAGTGTTACTTATCCATCAATTAGAAGAAAACAGATAAATATAAAGTGTGAATCGGAAAAATGCCTGATTAAATTAGAAATACGAAATCCTTCAGGGCAAATTAAACCAAAAGATTTAAAAATGAAAATGTTCAAAAAATGAATTTGCAGACTTTTAAGTTTAACACGTTTTTGCCCGTTAAAATAATGGAATGACCATTCTGCATTTTCAAACATGCCAAAATAAGACTTGCCCTGACAATAATGGATAATTTTGCCCCAAATCAACAAACATAACAGAAATGAAACACCCGTATCGACCTGACGCAAATTTTGAACAAGACTATGATGCCCAAGAAAAGCGTAGGAAGCCTAAAAAGAAAAAACGCGAAATCACTGAAGATAAACTGGAACAGCGTTCAAGCCGCGTCAATTTTAAAAATTATCTCCGTGACATTAAAGAACATGACCTAGACGAGGATTATTAACATGCTAGTGGTACCAATCCAAAAAGACATTATCCTAACTAAGGATAAACAAAAGCTTAAAGTAGTCGAGTACACTAACTATAAAAGTGGTGGACCTGCAGTTTATGCTCGCTCCCCAAATTCTAAAGACTTGATCCTTGTATACTTCTTTGACATTGACGAAATCAATGGAGTCAAAGTAGAATATTCTACCTCGAGCAAAGTATTCAACGCTTTGGGTAAAATAGATCGGGCGCAGCATTTACCGCAACCAGATGATAAAGTTTCAGTAAAGACTTCAGAAGACCGCACCGGTTACCTAGATGTTCATGGGCTAAAGCTGAAGTCAAAAATGCTGGGGGTGAATAAAGGCTTGTTCTTTAAGGATGAAAATGGCAAGTTTCATCGCCTTTCGCATATAGCCGACATAGATGTTTCTATCGGCGGAAATTCATTTGAGAAGTCCGCATTTAGGGAAATTTACAAAGATTATCTAGGGGTTTAAATTAAAATTTAACCTGGTCCAAACAAAATTGTCGCCTTTCTAAAAAAGCGATTTCTGAAGTTTCAATTTTGTTCAACAATAATTGTACTTTTTTCTCCAAGTAGAATAGAATTTAAACATTCTATCTAAAGGAGCTTAAAATGTTTGTATTTTTCATGGTTTTGATTGCATTTCCACTTATCTTTATGGCAAGCGCTGGCCTTGAAAAGACTTTAAATTTCTTCATCAGGTTCGTCGCAGTTTTACTAATTATGAGTGTCTGTACTGCAGTAGGTCTGCTGTTTGACTTCATGTTCGGGACAGATTTTAGAAACTACAAAGCTCCAACTTTGTATGCTGATGCTTACGCCAACAACTTGAATAATATGGGCGAAGCCCTACTAATTCCATTCCTTGTAGTAATAGATCTAATAAAGTTAGCAGTGCACTTCACCTTTGTGAAAGCTTCATGGATTACTTGGGTGTTCCAATTTTGGGGCGTGCTGATCGTTTTAAACTTTTTCGGCATTGCTCCAAATGATGCCGATTAAGAATGCTGATCAGTTCTGAGTTGGATTAGGTTTGATAATTCATCTACGAGCGCTAAGTAATGTTTACTTAGTTGCGGGTTTGATTTATGAATGTCATAATAAATCGTCGTGAGATATGACCTGACTTCATACAATTTGGCTGGCTCTAATGAAGACCAGGTTGAACGAGGCGGATGGGAAGTCATTTTTACTCCTATAGTGTTATAAATACTTGATGAAATTATTTATCCCAAGGAGAACTCATGCGTTTGAATGAATTAAAACCCAAAGTCGGCAATTCCCTAATTGAAGGTGTAATTCCCCCATACATTTATATGCCATTGCAGCAAATCGTTACCGACGGAAAGGTAACCGATAATGTTCAAATTTTTACTCTTGCGGGCGCGCTATCAATGTTTAAAGGCGGTGGGCCAAGCCGTTGGCCCAGAGAAGCTATTCCGTCAGGCATGTATACTAGTTCTGATGCTATTGAAGCGGTCAAGTCCCTAGAGGACGAAGAACACGTAAGGCTCGCGCAAATGGTCTTGAATAAAATGTTTGATCTAGAAGATGCTGAAAATCAGCCACAATCAGTTTCTACACTTGCGTGGATTAGAAGCGTATTAGCTCGTCAGTCCTAATAAATAGAACTGAGAGGAGAACCAATCTAAGAGTTGTCGAATTTCTGTTGACGGTTAGGGCATTTAAACATTTTAAAAGGCTAAAATACCAATGACATTTAAACGCGGTTCCAGAGCAAGAAACCATTCTGCTGAAAATGACTATGACGTCTCGCCACCAAAAAGGCAAAAGCAGAAATATCCTCAACCTATTAAACAGGAAATTCGTTTCTCTTCCGAGTTTGCGCCTAGGACACCAGGGCAAGAATATTATCTAGACCTCTTAACTGAGTGCGATATTACTTTTTGTTCTGGGCCAGCAGGATGCGGTAAAACATCTATCGCCACTCGCTATGCACTTGAGATGCTAGCATCAAATAAAGTTAAAAAGATTATTGTTACCAAGCCAATTTTGGAAGCAGGTTCAGAAGAACTTGGCTTTCTACCTGGTGAAGTTGCTGATAAAATTTTGCCTCACTTTCAGTCCGTCTTAGACTGCGTAGAAGAGCACGTTGGCCCAGCGGTCACAAAGAAATTGCTCGATGATGGCAAAATCGAGTTTTTGCCGACTGCGTACTGTCGAGGTAGGAATTTACGGGACTGCTTTATTTTAATCGATGAGGCTCAGAACCTAACTCGAAAAGGTATCAAATTGCTATTGACCCGACTTGCGGAAAATTCAATCATGTCCCTAAACGGGGACACAGATCAAATTGACTTGCCAAGAGAATCAGACAGCGGATTGAATTGGGCGATTTCATCACTCCGCGGGAAAAGTTCTTCCATTGGTGTAGTGGAACTGTCCATGAGAGATATTCAGCGCCATCCATTGATTGAGACAATTTTAAACAACCTACGTTAACCATTGAAAGGAGATTGCCAGATTAAAAAAGCATTTCTAACCCTTAAAGGACTTTTCGATTAACCACTTGGACCAGGCCGTTGCTCAAAAGGAGGACAACGGCCTGTGTTGTTTTCGGGCTTCAATATAAATACTATCATGCAAACGCAGCGTGGTGTACCGGTCTATCCTAGCTGTACAATTTTTGTGAGCCGGCGCAGGAGAAAAAATGACATACAATCTTGATTGGGAAAGTGCCGGAACTGAAGGCATTCCTGGAAAATCTTCTATCATTGTCCCGGAGAGGACAACTGATGCAACTTCAACTTCTTTAAAGCTTACTGGCAAAGGCACCGCTAGTTATGGTAAAATTCAACAAGAGAATTTTATTAAGCTGCTTGAAAATTTCGCATCTAATACTGCGCCATCAAACCCAACAATTGGTCAGCTTTGGTTCAGCCCTGTGGACAAAGCGCTGTATCTTTGTGTTGAAACCGCCACAGTTACCGCAGAAACAAATGTTTACTTTACCAGTGGAGCAATAGGTTGGGTTCGAGCTTGGCAGTCTTCTGCTCTAGGCACAATTGTTTCTGATCTCCAGCAAGAGATTGCAGATTCTGCAGCAATCTTGCAACAAGCAATTGTAGACGCAGTTGCCCCCAAAGCCGATGTCAATTCTCCAGCACTCACTGGGATCCCTACGTCTCCCACACCGATTGCTACTACTGAAACGACTCAGGTTGCAACTACTGCTTTCGTCCATAGCGTCGTTAACGGCGTTCAGATACAAGATTTGACAGCGCATAGTGGACCGACGCTTTATATAGGCCCTGAAGCCGCAGTTGACCCAATTTTCATATTTAATGGCGTTTTAACTTCTGATGTGACGCTGATATTCCCCAACACGTATAAAAAAGTTTGGACGGTTATCAATCGTACTACTGGCGGAAGTTTCAGAATGTTTTTAAAGGTGCTAATGCCAGATGGCGTTAATGCAAGTTTGACGCAGGTTGAGGTACTAAGAGATAAAGCACAGCAAGTTTTTACTTCTTGGGGAGAAATTGGTTCTGCTGTTACACATGTGCCAGGAACTTCAGAAAACGTGATCGGCGTTGTTGCTATCGCTAATGGCGGGACTGGTGCAACAGATGCAGCAACTGCGCGGGTGAATTTGGGAGTGAATGCAGATACGGTCAACTTAACTGGCGATCAGACGATAGACGGCAATAAAACGTTTAATGGAGTAATTAAGCAAGTTGGTAATAGTGAAGCGAGAGTGCTGGTTGAAAAAACTGGAACAAATGCATCTCAAGCGTATTTGTATAATAGCGACAATGAAATCGGGATTTATGATAATACCCACGGTAAGGTAATATCCAAAAGCAAAAACGCGCAAATTAGCACGATCATACTTGGTGCACCAGTTGAAACTGTGTCATTATTGGGCGCACCAACTGCCCCTACGCCAAACATTGCTTCGAATGATACGACTATTGCAACTACGGCATTTGTGAAAAATGCTATAAATGCTATAAACCACCAAGCAAACAGTTCGCCCCCCTCAAATCCTCAAGCAGGTCAAACCTGGTACGACAGTAGCACTTCATTATCGCCACAGGGAAGATTAATGCTTTACACTGTGGCTAACGTGTGGGTCCAGGTTTGGCCGTATGTTGCGGCACCAACACCTACACCAACACCAACACCTACACCAACTCCTACACCAACTCCTACACCAACTCCTACACCAACTTGGGACGGCACTGGTAAATTTTAATGGATTGTCAAATTATGAAGCAAAGCTTTACATGGGATGATTATGTTAAAATAGGGTACAACGATGGATTCTTTAATAAAAGGTCCCATGTGAATGATGTCATGAAATTCTCATTCAACCCATCAATTAGAAAAAATTACGGATTTAATGAAGAAGCTATTATAACAGCGAACATAATGGACGAGCACTATGGCGTTTCCAACATGTCAATCCTCTATTCTGGCGGAATAGATAGCGAGTTCATAGCTAAATCCTTTCTCTTATACGGAAAGGTTCCCGATTTAGTCTTTTTGGATTTCGGATTTAATAGTTATGACAAAAATAAAGCTATCAGTTTTGCTAAAGGTTTTAATCTCAAATTGCATGTAATAGAATTAGATGTTGTTAACTTACACGACTCGGGGGAATCATTTGACTTATGCAAAAAATATCAGTCTTCACAATCTGGTTATGCGCCTTATCTTAAAGCTATAGAATTATTATCAAAATCTTCCTATCTTATACTTGGAGATGACCCCGTATTTGAATGTAAAAAAATTGGAGAGGATTTCGATTGGTATTACTGCGTAAGAGAGCACACGTTTTCTTGGTGGAAAGCATTTTATTTAAATGGGCAGGTTGGTTGTCCAAACTTTATATTATACTCGCCTGAGCTTTTTTATTCTTTCATAAATACTAGAAGAATGAAGCATTTGTTTAGTCAGTCTGAAACTTTGACATCATCTGCTATAAAACCTTACATTTTTAGAGAAGCCATGGGCCTATCTTTAAGATACAAAATGACAGGAACTGAATCTATATTAGATAGATTGTCTATGACGAATAAGAGAATTTATAATGAATGCGATCTTTGTGTTCCAGATACCACATATATACCAGTGAAACAACTTATATCAACATATGAAAATAATTCAATTAACAATCGATAATTGGCTGCAATACTCTAATTTGGTTCAATCGCAAAAATCCTTTTTCGGAATAAAAGACGAAGAAGTACTAAAAGAACTAATCAACAATCCAAGCGTAAATGAAACTGTAAAAAATTGCTATTTCCTAAATAACAATTTATTGTTCAGGTCCTATGGGCTCATAGATGATAATGGTGACCTTTTGAGTTCAATAAATGTGCAATTTAGCGACTCATTGCCATTTTGGATATTACGTAGAATGATAACACACGAAGAAAATAAATCTTCTGAAAATTCTTTGTATTATATGGGGGAATTGTTTACTCACGTTTTAAAAGAAACTGAAAAATTGGGGTTTTACCAGCATTACAATTTAATACCTACTAAATATAAGGCGGCCCACGAAAAAATATGGTCTAAACTGCCAGCTAGAGCCGAATATAAACTTTTCGAAATTGAAAATGTTCCTGCAATGGCAAAACCAAAATTTTCCTTCTTCTGGGATTCTTTATACGGAAAAAGATACTATCCAATAGACACGACAATAAGATTGAGCATAAAATGAAAGCTATTTTCAATTTGAACCATTTTTGGAAATGGGTTCTTCCTACTAACATTATTTTTATATTTGTTGCGTTCATGGGAAGCTTTAACACTGTAGCCACTTTAATATTCCTATTCTTAATTCAATTTTCGATAGAAATAGGCATACATCGCCTTCTTGCCCATAAAGCTTTTTCTACGCCTGAATGGATTAAAAATGCGCTTATACTTATCGGAAGCCTTGGGGGGCAGGGAACAGCTTTCTTTTGGGCAGCTGTTCATAGGGGGGTTCACCACCCCTATGCAGACCAAGAAAAGGATCCACATACACCGACAAAAGGGGTTTTGCATAGTTATTTTTTATGGCTCTTGAAAGAAAATTTAACCTCTGCATATAGAAAAGCCCCAGATTTACTAAGAGACAAATTTCTAATGAAATTGCATAATAATCAATATGTAATTTTGTACGGGTTTTCAATATTATTAATTGGGCTTGATTCTGTTTTCTCAACACGTTTTTTCGGTTCTTATATTCTAGCAGTTATTTTTTCATCACATTTAAATTATTTGGTTAATACGGTCTGTCATTTAAAGCATTTTGGGTATAGATCCTTTGAAACAAAAGATAACTCTAGAAATATCTGGACATTATCGTTTTTTACTGCTGGCCTATCTTTACATAATAACCATCATAAGGACCCAGGCAATCCAAATTTTGCAAAAAAATGGTATGAAATAGATTTGTCTTATTTAGTAATTTGCCTATTAAGAAAGAAATAATATGAAATCATTTTCATTTGCTAAAGATGAAGTTCCAGCAAATTTGAATTTGCACACTTACATGGAACAAAAGTGCGGAATTGACAAAAACTTTAAATTTGAGCCTATTCATAAACCTGATAGATATTTTCAATACAAGGTTAAGGATGTAGATTTTTCAAAAGTATTATCCCATACCAATGAGATATTGGAAAAAAATGAGTTTCAGGGTTTTACGTCTAGCGTTTCTCAGTCAAAAAATAGAAGCAAAACCTACGGCGGGTTTAGCGTAACATATAATCCGGACATGAACGTAGACGCAAATGTTAGCTCCCTCGGAATGGAAAAAATAAATCTTAAACCGATTTTTAATACTCCGGAAGGGATAAAATTGTTTATATATTTGGAAGAATATAAACAAACAACTTATTTTTATAATTTAATCGCTTCAAAAGGTATACTCGAAGGCGTAAAATACGCGCGAACTAAAGGATTTAATATAGAACTGCCACCAGACACGTCTTACCGCAGCGTCGACTTAACTGTCAAGAATAGTTATTTTGACACATGGGGATTTAACAAATTGACCCCAAACGTTTCAACGGGATATTGGGGCGATTTTTTATCTAAATTTAAATGTGATATAGTAAGAAGCAGATGCGCACTGTTAAGGCCTGGATTTTCTTCTTCTAAATACGACAAAGAATATTTGTGGCACTCCGATGAATCGTATTTTACTAATTTTAGAATCAATATCCCATTATTGACAAATAGCAATTTTTATCTAGAAGATAAATTGCTGGGCAATTTCTACTTCGAACAATTTTTAGGGCATTCTTGGGATACCACAAAGCTGCATAGGGCCGCATGGGACGATTCCAAAAAATATAAAGAAGAGGATATAAGAATAGCTTTAGTTATAGGTTTAAACCCGTGGTTTAAACTGAATAGGGAAACTAACAGATATGAATCGAACGAGTTTTTTATGAAAAAACACCCGTTCGATATGTTGGTAGATGGCGATTTTATAGATTTGGAGTGGATAAAATGAAAGGCATTTTTAATAAGCCAATGATAGAATTAGATTCTTTTATCAATGTGGAAGAATTTAACAACCTTACCGAAGAAATTATAACTGGCCTTTCTAGAAGCAGCACGGTTGCTGGTAGCTGGGGCCCTGGCGTTTTCGAGAAGAGGGAAGAAGATCTTTACAATCTAGAGGGTGGAAGCTATTATAATAGAGGGGGGCTCCCAAAGCATAAAGATTACGATTCAATTATGGCCGCAACAAACGGAATGACTCTTAATCAAAAAAGGTTATACCTAAAGTTAAAATATAATTTGTATAACGCTGGCTACAGCGTCTACATAAGAAACATCAGGACCAATGATTACAAATTATTGGATAAAGAACTTCACACCGACTGGGACGAAAATAAGAAATATTTTCCAAACCTTATAAACTGGATTTATAAATTACCTTTTTCTGAAATAGGAAGAGTATTATTTTTTGTTAATGAGCATTATTGCGTTGTAACTGAACACAGTGATTTACATCATGCCAATGGAACAAGAGATTATATAGCTGATAAACCACATCAGCATGAATTTATATGGATTAGGCCCAAGCAAAATAGTAAACCATTTTATGTGTTAGACGAAGCTACAAATACAAAGCATTATATAAGGGGGCAATCTTCGTGGTTTAACAGTTTTGATATTCACGGAGCCGATGCTTTTCCATCAATGACTTGGAGCTTAAGAATTGATGGAAAATTTACAAATGAATTTAGAAATCTTTTATCATGAACGAAACATTTTACAATAAGCGTTTGGGCGTATTAGAAGAAGAACTTATAAACGATCTTTCTTCGTATTGTCAAACAGTAGGTGTTGATAACGCGATGAAAAGAACGGAAACAGTTTTTAATAGAGACGATTGTAGATTAATACTTCCTGTAGCCAACGGAAAACCGTATGATAATATTGCGCTTTTACGGTGCGCGCCTATTTTAAAAGAATTGCAAAAATATGATGATTTAAAAGGATTGGTTCCATATAGAATAGAGTTAAGTTTTGTAAAACCCAACTCTGCAGTGTATCCCCACAGCGATAGGATTTATTTTCATTCTCTTTGCAGACGCACTCATGTTGTGCTTAAAAGCGAGGGGAGCTATTACGCAAATATTAATGAAGATGGCACCGCAGTTGAATGCGAAATGAAACAAAATGAAGTGTGGATTATTAACAATCGTAAAATCCACACTGCAAAAAATACTCATAATTCCGTAAGAATACATATGATTATAGATTTTACAACTCCGTCAAGTCATGAAATGCTAGTAAATGACCGGGCTTTGGCCAATAAATCATACACCTTAAAAGAAGAATTATCACTATGATAGAATTAAAGCCCTTAAAACTGGTTGCGCAATTAGACAATGATTTAGTTGACGCTGCTTTATCAGAAGTCAAAGCGTTAACAGAATCTGATTGGAAAATATCTAAACTTTCTATATTAAACGATAGGAGAAAATACATCAGCATTACGGATTCTCCACTATGGGTGTCCACTCCTTATAAAAGCGGCGCGTCAAGTGATTCAGTTGGAACATTTCAATTTTGCAAAATATTGACTAGGCTCCCAAATGTCGAACAAATCATTTTTAAAATAAAGGATCTGTATGGCGCTAAACACTTTGGACAAGTTTATCTTTCAAAGATGGAATTGGGTTCAATAGTTCACCCGCACATAGACCGGGGACCATATTATTTAGCTCATCATCGAATTCAAATAGCGCTAAATGGATCAGATTCAAATGCTGATTTTTGTGTTGGCGGAGAAATTGTAAATATGAAAACGGGAGAATGCTGGTGTTTTGATAATCAAAAAACGCACAGCGTTCAAAATAAAGATAGCACGATTAGGTATTCAATAGTTTGCGATGTGAGCGAAATATGAAAGAAAAAACGCCGTTTTACTTAATCCATACACTGGATGAAAGACTAATAGATCAATTATATGAAAAAATAAATTTAATTAATAACTCTGACTGGAGAGTAGCTAATGATGTTGCTCTTAAAGAAGGTAGGACATTTATTAATTTATCGAGGTCTTCGGTATGGGATGAAGGTAAAAATCCAGCGATCAATTTTAGCAAAATAACGAATAATACTTTTTATCTAGATAAAAAGTATTATAATCTTCACCCAGAACTAAACAATATTATTGAAATTTGTAAAGGATTTTATAAATCTCAGCATATTGGGCAAATTTATCTGTCAATAATGAAACCTTTTGCAAAGGTTCTTCCCCATTTAGACCGGGGGGAATACTATTCCCACCATCATAGATTACAGATAGGTCTACAAAACACCGAACGGGCCATTTTTACTGTTGGTGGTGCTGATTTTTCTATTAAAAAGGGGGAAGTCTGGTGTTTTGATAACTTAAGAATTCATGAAGTAAAAAACCATTCGGAGCTTTCTAGGTATTCTTTGATAGTGGATATCTATGAACCAACAAAATGAAATGGCCCCCAAAAATGGCATCATTTTTAACGATTGCATAGAACTATCTGGCGTAATTAGGCACAGAACAGCTGGAGCCTACAGAATAGCTTCCGAATTTAGAAAACTTGGAATCGAGATTCAGGTAATAGAAGGTTGGAACATATTAACATTAGAAAATACGGATCCTGTTAAGTTATTATTGGATAAGTTCATGAATGAAAACACTATGTTTGTCGGTTTTTCATCCACGTTTTTTCTAATTCCTATAAGATTTATTTTAATCGTGCTGAGAAAAATAATACTAGAAATTTAAAGTCTTCTCATGTGATATCAGACAACCCTTTCTATTTACCATGGAATCAGCTGATTGATCTTAAACGATATGTAAAAACTAAAAAAACGGATTGCGACTTTATTATCGGCGGGGCGCAGGCAGATAAATCAGATGGCCATATATCTGATTATAAATTTTTAGGGTATTCAGAAACTCAGGTAGCTGATTACCTAAAATATAAAGACAAAAAAAATCCTTTTTGGATGCCGAAATTAGAAAATGGTCAAAGAATAGTGAACAACAACCCTAAAGCCGACGGTTTTGATTTTTGCTCATCTATTATTAAATATGAAACGAGTGACTGTATTCAACCAGGGGAAGTGCTTCCTATTGAAGTGAGCAGGGGATGTATTTTTAAATGCAAATTTTGTGCGTTCCCGTTAAATGGAAAATCTAAAAACGACTATTTAAAAAAACCTGATGTTTTATATTCAGAGCTCATGGAAAATTATGAAAAATGGGGAATAACGAAATATGTAATTTCTGATGACACTTTTAATGATTCAACCAAAAAATTGGAAACGCTTTTAAAAGTTGTTGGAAAACTGCCATTTGACTTTAATTTTGCTTCTTACGCCAGGTTAGATTTAATAGGGGCTCATAACGAACAAATACAACTTATAAAAGACTTGGGCTGCGTGTCAATAATATTTGGAATGGAAACATTAAACCAAAAAGCGGCGGCTTGTATAGGAAAAGGCGGAAACATCGAAAAACATATTGAAACACTTTATAAATGCAGAGAGTCCTGGGGGGATAGTGTTTATACAATGAGCGGCTTTATTTTAGGGCTTCCGTACGACACATACGAAACAATGGAGGCTTGGGTACAAAGAGTGGTTGATTTTAATTTTCCTCTCCACACCGTATCCTTTAATGAATTGGGTTTACGTAGTGGGGGAGAAGCGATCAACAAATCTGAATTTGAAATAAATTCGATAAAATACGGGTATGAAATTCTGCCAGACGGTAATTGGAAAAACGAATTATACGGCACCTCTCAAAAAGGATGTAATGATCTTCATAAAGAAGTAAATTCATACATGAAAAGCATAGGCAGATCATTTGATATTGCTTTCAGCATCCCGTACCTAAATACTTTAGGGTATTCTAATAAAAAAATCATAGCTAACAAAAACTTTTTAAATTACCATCTTCTGTCTTATCATATGAACGCTAAGTACAATACATATTTTAAATCTTTGGTTTCGCATGGCTGATAATTTCCTGAACATTTTGGGCGCCGTATACTTTAGGGATGATATTCCTCACGTCCCTAGATACTTTTTGAGCGATAAAAATTATTGTGCCCATGCATTAGTCCTATTTCATTTTTTGGATCCAAACTCGAACAGTTTAGCTCTAGAGTATGAAAAATTTTGCAAATCGCTAATTCCAGAAAATCATAAAATAAAAGAATCCTTTGTCGTTAGTGCGACAAATCCAGAACTTCATAATTCCACATTTTACCCAAACAATTTATTAGATGGGATTTGCAACAGAACATTGTTCTTTTTATCTGGTGAGGGGGAATTAACGATAGGGCAACAAAAATACATTATTTCTGAAGGTGGAACTATAAATCTTACCAAAGAACAAACTGCCTTATTGCACACGATAAATATAAAAAAATCTGTAAAAAGCATAGTAATCGTCCATGATGAAACAGATATCTCTCCATGGAAACTGATTATAAAAAATAACAAGGGGGCTAAATGATATTTAGCGGAAAAAATTCTCATAATGGTAGTTACGCATTAATAGATGAAACCAGTAACAAATTAATAGGCCTGTTTGAATCTGAAAAAAATAATAATTTGAGATACACAAACTTATCTCCAATTACATTTGTTGAAACTGCAAAACATTGTAAAAAATTCCCTAATATATTTTGTATTTCGGGATGGCATTATGAAGACACCAAAACAGAGGGGCTTGGATACAGAGTATCAAATAATTCCGATATTTTAAATACTAATTACAGCATCACTGACGTCGAAATGTTTGGAAATAACGTAAAGCTGTTTCAATCAACTCATGAACTATCCCATATTATGCAAGCATATGGAATGTCCCCTTACGAAAATGGGCAAAGGGCGTATTGCCTGGTTTATGAGGGAGCTATAAGCAATTTTTACTATATAACCGAAAATTTGAACATTGTCAAGTGCGATGTAAATATAAATGCAATTGGAACTCTTTACTCCGCTCTTTACAACACCGTAAAGTTTAAAAAGCCATCCATAATAGACAATGGAGGGGCCGGTAAACTGATGGCCCTTATATCATTTGCAGATTTATCCAAACTGGATAAATCTTTAATAGAAAAATATAAAAACTCTATTAAATTAATGATACGCCAATTCGTGATAAAAAGAAAAACTAGTGAGCAAGTACAATTCGTTTTAAATGAGCTAAATCATATTGGAATTCTACCGCTAAAAGTAACTGATCAACTTTTTTGCGATTTTGCAAAACTGTTTTCTGATATGATAATAGAACATATTATCACTGAAATCAGGCCCTACGTAAAACAAAATATTCCGCTGCTTATTTCTGGGGGCTGCGGGTTAAATTGCGATTGGAATACAGCATTAAGAGAAACTAAATTGTTCTCTGATGTTTTTGTGGCTCCATGCACAGACGACTCCGGATCATCTATCGGCACTGCTATTGAGGCGCAGTATAGAATAACAGGGTCTGCTAAAATAAAATGGGATGTTTATGCTGGAGAAGCCCCATTTTACGATAATATTGATGAAAATTCTATAACAAAGCGCGACTATAATAGTAAATTAATAGCTAAGCTTTTATTTGATGGGGAAATAATCCCCGTTGTTCAAGGTAGAGCGGAGATAGGTCCGAGAGCTCTCGGAAATAGATCTATACTTGCGTCGCCATTAAATGCTGACATTAAAAATAAACTAAACACTATCAAACAGAGGGAATCTTACCGTCCGGTTGCCCCAATGGTTTTACAGGAAGATGCAAGTTTGCACTTTGACGTGCCAACAGGATACGAATCGCCATATATGCTGTTCTTTGAAAAATTAAAAACTGACAAGCTTCCTGGCGTAACTCATATAGATAACAGCGCCAGGATTCAAACCGTCACGAAAACTCAAAATGAAAAAATTTATTTTTTATTAAAAGATTTTAAAGAACTATCTGGGTACGGCGTTCTTTGTAATACATCGTTGAACTTTAATGGGCGCGGTTTTATAAATACCCTCTCTGATTTATTCAACTTCTGCAAAACAAATAACTTAAAATGGTTTGTTTTTGGGGACTTCCTATACGAGGTGAAATATGATAGTTAGCAAATTTTTACATCAGCATAAGTTTAAGCATAATCACGATTTCCAAAGTTTTTTGACTCAACAGCCGTCATTTATAAAAATACTTGATGAAGTAGAAATCTCTTCTGAAAAAGAGCGTATTAAAAAATTCTTATTAAATTATGATTTTGCTAATTCTAAAGATATTTGTAATGAAAAAGCTTTTACTAGTACGATAAGAATCATACCGGCTATTGAAGAAATAGTCGGAAATTTAGATAGAAACGCTCCATATAGTGATGCCGGTTTCGAATTTGATGAAGAATTGTTGGCTTCAATAAGATCAATAATAAGCAAATTTATTGTTTTGTTTGAATCATCAACAGGCGAAAAATGGAAGGGTTCTTCTGTATGCCTATCTGTTTTGGGTCCCGGAGAAGTGCTAAGGCCACATGTCGATGGCTACGTGGCCCATAAATGGGCAGAAAAAATTCACATACCGATAATCAGTAACGAATATTGCTCAAACACTAAAACTGACATCAATTTCCAGATCCATGAATTTGATAACCTCGATGTTGATAGTAATTATATAATTAACAACATGGATCCACATTCAGCGATAAATTTCGGAAAAGAATATAGAACGCATCTGATTTTTGATCTTCTCCCCATAAATTATTTGAAGACCATAAGGAGTCAGCTTCCTAACAATAGCGATAATATATATAGGATACAATCCGAGTGTGCAAAACGGGGAAACGCTGTTTTTCATAAAGCATTAGATAAAGCATTTGTTGATAAAGATGATTACAACTCCATAAGAAGCTTCTATAAGAAAATCCTGTATGAATAAATTTGATGGCTTGAAATCTCGAGAAGTTCATTGGCCGTACCATCATGGCCTAAAAATCAATTTGCCTTCTTCTGACCTAATAGAGGAAAGAACTTTATATGACACCAGCTTGCTTAAACAGGGCCTCGCTCTTAATGGGGGAGTTCTTATTCCAAACCTTTTGACGCGGGGATGTTGCGATTTAATTAGCCAATCTTTTTTCGGAAATCAGCAAATTGTATTTGAAACAGTTGAAACAGTTGAAACAAATAGAACTGCTTCCCACAATGCGCCGCTGTCAAGATTTGTCCACGAGCTCATAGCACCGTTTATAAAATCCATTCTGCCAGAAGATGCAAAGCCCTCATATACGTTTACCGCATGTTATAAAAAAGGTTCGGGTCTTCAATTTCACGTTGACGGAAGGCCTGCATGTACATGGAACGTTTCTATAATAATTGATTCTTCTGATAATTCGAAGGTAAAAGAATGGCCCCTTATTTTACAAACGCAAAATGGTTTAATTAACGCAAACTTAAATCCCGGGGACGCTTTTGTTTATTCGGGGACCAGGACGTTACACGGTAGACCGCAAATGCCAACAAGTCTCGAATGGGTACTTGGAATGTTTTGCCATTTCGCCCCGATAAACTACCAAGGGTCATTAAATTAGCATGATTAAAAGTCACCTAAATATTCAAACTTTTACTATTTCGCAATGTGAAACTATTATCAATGCTATTAAGGGATTTGATAAATCAAAATCAACAGTTTACAATTTAGGAAACTCACAAGCTTTCAGGACTTCAGAAAATATATACGTGCCGCCCGAAGTTTACAAAAGCATAGAAGAACGGATTGATTTTTGTGTTAAATGGCATACACAAAATTTATTCTCATTAAAAAATGTAGAACCGATTCAATTTCTAAAATACGATGAAAGTAATAGTTCTTATTTTAGGATACACACGGATTCGGAGTTTATAGACGCAAGTGGGACACTTATAAAATCCGCGCCATGGAGATTTATAACAACCCTTACCTATTTAAATGTTGAGTATGAAGGCGGGGAATTAGTGCTTCATTTCGAAAAAGATGAAATGGGGAACCCGTTAAAAATTAAACCTGCGATTGGTTCAACTATAATTTTCCATTCAAATATAAGCTATCCACATGAAGTTCTGCCTGTCACAAAAGGAGCAAGATACAGCGTAGTAAAATGGTACGGTCT